TGAGTAACATTTGTACGTGTAATATTCTCAATTCGCTCTAGGGTAGTCGTGTGCCTGTCGACACTCTCTTTAATATGCTCAACATTCGCCCACAAGGCTCCGAATTCTTTTGCTGATACTTCTGGTTTTTCGTTCATAATATAAATTATGACTTCTTGTCGTTATCTAATACGGGAACGTCATAGTTCGCACGTCTATATAGAACGTCTCTGTTGCATTCTGATTAATAATAGAAGTATCGTACGGATTAAATATTGACAGTGCGCACACTATTTTATTTTTTGATTCGCGCCAGCCAGAAATAAGCACAGAAGTAGGTGTTGTGCCACCGCCTGAAACCGCAAAAGTCCTTACAAAGTCTATTTTAGACGCCGTAATAGCTCTGTCTGGATTTGTAGAGGTGCTGACTAGTAATCTTAAAATCCCAACATTAGTCATATTAATCTCTTGTTTTTGAAAATACACAGTATTGCTTGCTATCGATATGCCCCCAGGTAGAGTAAGACTCATAATACTTCCACCGGTAGCACTGATAGTCGCGTAATCGCTGCTTATATTAAAATCGTCTGGATAATTATTCATCAGCGTACATCCTATAGTGATATTTTGTAACGGTGTTAAAAAATTCTTCTCTATACGACAGCGTTAGTGCAGTCTTATCCACGAATGCGCTATACCCACTGTTAGCCCATAACTCTAGAGATGCGTAAGACAAAGAGCTTATCTGTCCGTTCTGCTCCAGCCATAAGAGGACTAGTGGTTTATACCCTAGGTTATGCACAATTCGAATTTCTTCGTTAGTATTAACAGACACAGTTCCAGCCTTGTATAGCTTTAGCTGATTGTTGTCGGTATTAAAAGTCATGTCGTGATAATGACTTGTGAATGCGGCTTTTCGATGAGGCTCTAAAGCGAATCCTATGATTCGGAAATAAAACGTAGCAGCAGTGTCGGTTCCGTTTGACGTGCTTATATAGATTAAATTATTATCTACACGAACATTCGACAAATACTGATACTCGCCTCTATTATTGAAGCCGCTAGTATTTACCTCGAATGCATTTTGCGAGAAATCGCTAGAGGTTGAAAATTGTGCTATCGGCAAAAATGCAGAGCCGTAAGCATTTGGTATAGTTATGTCGTTATAATCGTGTGCGTTGACTGGCACTGGTATAGTATCGCTACGATAAATTACTTGGTCGATCGGATAATCGCTAGATAATACAAAGTCTTTTATCATTTCTGCTCCAAAAGCTCTATAACGTCTTTGCCCTCTTTACTTACCCACAGACCAACCCTAGTAGCATAAGCACCGATTTTAATGCGTTTATAAGCTCCGTCAGAAAACAACAGACCGCTTCCGTCTAGTACGACAAGTTCCCTACGGTTTATTGGGTCGTAAATAACTAACCTGCCGGAGCCTTCCTCAATGCGTAACTGTCCAGTTATTGATGAGATAATAGTTGAACCTTTTAGCTTTAGAACTTCTTTCATTAGAATGCGTACACTTCCTCTCCGTTATAAACTGACCTATCATACTGTGCGAATGTGTAAACTTTAGTTTTTCTGACTTTTAATTTAGTGGTTAATTTACTGTCGCTTAATTTCTGAGATATTGTAATAATTTGATAGACTCCACTAGCCAGTCGGGTATCGAGTTTAATCGAGTCCCCTATCTGCATCGCTGGAGAGCCTTTTACCTCTAACTCCAACATCGGGCTATATGTTGCATACCCTCTAAATATCGACTGTGTAAATGCCCTAGCGTTTTCGTAGTTTCCAAAAAAAGGATTGTCGTTTATTTCTAACAAGTGGTCCTCGTCGTCGCTCCAGTTGTCGTCAAACGCTTCATAATCCAATTCGTCAATTTGTTTTGATGGCTCGCCCCAAAGAAACACACGATCAATTTCAACAGGATAAAGCAAATCATTCGTGAATGTTAATATCGCTTTGCTAGGTGTCAATCTTAGTGAGCATTTCACACCTCTGTCAACAAATGTTCCGTTGGCAGTTTTTGCAGTAAACCATGAAACGTCTGCGTTTTCGCCCAATTTAGGCTCAATTAGATTAGCGCACGGATCAGACAAACTAACTTCACGCACGATCGGTAGTCCATGCTTTACAACCCAAAGATTATCAGTATTTTTACCGCTTGAGGTCTTCTCTGCGACCATCTGATATGGTGCGATAACACGAATAGGTGTTTTGATTTTAACGTGGTTAACAATACCTGAATTCTTCGAGGGTGTTATCGATATCACATTGTCATCGTCTAGTTTATAGTGAATGTTTTCTGCGATATCAGAACCGCGCCCTTTGAATCTTATTAATCCTTCCTCATCTTGCCATAACCTGCCGTTCTCAGCTTGAACTAATTTTTTAACAATATCAGCTAACGAATCGTTTTTGTTCGGAAAAAATATAGGAATAATATTTGTTGCTCCTGAAAAGGTAAACTGATGTGGTGCAAACCCTAAACCTTTGAATATCTCAGTTAAAATATAATCTGTTTTTTTATAAGCCATTGGCGGTAATTCAGGCAAAGGCTGAGATAGCGCCCAGTTAAGAAAATCAAAAGCCGAAACTGAGGCTTCAGCTTTTCCTGGTTCTGCATCAGGTAACGTATTAGTAAGTCCCACAAATTGTGGTACATTCTCTTCACCAAATCCGAGCCACGCTCGAGTAGGAATATTTGGCTTAATATATTTTGCGATTGGGCTGTTTGAATATGGCACAAAATAGCCGTCGTGATTAGCTAATTCAAAATCAGCAATCGCTGACTGTACCGAATATGGAAACTCAACGGAACGATTAACTGCTATCGATTTAATTCTATTTGAGATATCAGTGTATGCATATGTGTCCCATATCTGAACAGGCGGCTGACTTGCGATATCTGACGCATACAAATCACCACCTCCATATGTCGATTGGTCATATACTCCCCATGAGATATTTTCGTTTCGAGTCTTGTCCCATGCCATGGCAACACGCCACGTGAGCGGTCTAACCCAAGATTTCGCCAGTTTCTTAAATCTATCGCTAGTAACTAACATTTTATTGTCCCAAGTTCTGCCCAGTCTCGACCATTGTTAAAGTAATACCTTCTACATCACCGCACAGGTTTATGACGTCTTTTTTACTGATAGAAATCTTCACTGGGATATTAGTAGCTGAGCCGTCAGATAATGTAAGTAATGGATATCTATTAGTCGTGTATTGTCTTTGTACAAAACCCCACAATTCAGCGAACTCATCTGCTGTTAAATGTCCAAAAGTATTAGTCCACACTCTTTTGTGATAAACATAGTCTGTATATACATTTCCCGACAGAACAGTAACATCGGTCTCTCCAAAATTAGAATTCTCAGAAAATGGACTTGAAATGTATTCATGATTCCAAGTTTTTGAAGTTGTAGAATCGGTTAATGTCATCTCTTTCATGCGAACCTCGCTTTCTGGCTCTGTTCAAACGCCTGCATAATTTGGTCAGCAACTTTTCGCCTCTCGTCAGGAGAAGTTGCGAATACACCACTCACATTGATAGTGATTTGTTGTGATGGCTGTGTATTTGTTTCTTTTAATACTTTAGTAAACGTATCTGCCATAATTTTTTGTGGCGTAACGATTTCTGGGTTAGCCTTAGCTCCTAAATATTCACCAGCGATAACAGGTGTAGCTGTAGTCAAAACACCACCATTTGCTAGCCTTGGAAGACTGAACCTCTGAATGTTAGGTATGTGAACGTTAGGAATCTTATTGATGATATTTAAGGCTCCATTTAATAGGTCTATAGGCTTGTTTATAACCCGCTCGATTTGCGCTATCAGACCGTTTATCATTCCTTTACCAATACCGATAACGCCGTTCCAAGCCGCAACTCCTAGATTTGCTGCCCATGAGCCAAAATTACCCAAAGAGTCACGCATTGGCTTCCAGAACCGACCACCTCCAAAATCGAAGAAGTCCACAGTCGCTCGCCACATATCGTCTAAGAATTTGCCGAACGTATATTTTCCGTCATCCGCTTGTTGTTGGTTGAGCGTTTTCAATTTATTATTTAATTCTTCTCTCTGTTTTTTCAGCTTCTCTAAGGTCTCTCCATTATTTGCAAGAATACCCGCGTTTGTTTCGGCATTATTAGATAGAGCGTCTTGTTTTTGTTGTTCAAGTGTAGCTAGTTGTTCGTCGCGTCGCTCTTTAAGACTTTCAATCTCATCGAGCTTAATCATATTTTGAACACTAGCTAAATCAGCACGGTGCTTATCTTGAAATGCTAATTCAGTGTTAAGTTGTTGTTGTAAATCAGCTAGCCTCTGATCTCTTTTGAGTTTGTCGGCATCGTTCTCGGCGTTTAATTTCTCCTGATTTGCTGCGAATTGCTCATCATATAGTGCCTGCTCTTTGTCTAATGCGAACTGTAACTCAGCAAGCTTCTGAGCATTGTAAGAGTTATTAAAGTTTTGCAAAAACCTAATCTGATTTGTTAGAGCCTGAACCTTACTTTCGTGCTCTCTAATCTCCTCGACTTGAGATTTCCTAAATGAGGCAGAGCGTTTGGCTATTTCAGCGTCATAGTTGGCATTTTCTTCAGCAATCTGTTTGGTTAAATCTTTAATAGTGTCTTCATGTTTGACACGGATGTCATTTAAGTCTCGGCTATAATCTCGCCATATTTTAGCTGCCTGAGCTTCTAGCTTGTCTAACTCCTTAGTTAGTTTTTTGGCAGACTTTGCTGCCTTTTCCATACCCTTAGATGAGCCGCCAGCAGATTTCTCAAGTAGCGCAATTTGAGCATCAACACTCGCCAATTGAGATTTCAGACTTTCAGCGCTCTCTCCGCTACCACCAGCCGCAGAACCAAGCATTCCAAATGCCTGTGCCGCCATCACCGCACCCGCAGCGATTGCAGACAGCAGGGCTACGATTGGATGACTCGAAAACGCTATCATCGCTGCTCGAGCTAATAAGAATCCTTTTTGCAATATAAATAATCCACCGGCAACAAGCGCGAATGTTACGATTCCTGAACCTGCTACCTGTATAATACCGCTAAACGGTGCCAATAATGCACCAACAGCACCAGCTAGTCCTCCTACTGCGTTTAATACAGTCTCTATTCCTGCGCCAACTCCAGCTAAAATTGCTCCAATATTGCTTGCGCCTAGCCCTTGAATAAGATTAGCCATTCCTCGAGCAACAGCAGTTTGCATGTTTGTAAATGAAGTCTGAAGACCGCCAGTAGCTTTTTCTGCCATTGAATCAAGAGATTCAAGACCTCCGCCTCCATTGTGATCTAGTTCTATGAGTTTTTGAGTGAGTTGCTCAGCGGATAGCTTGCCCTCGCTGCCCAGCTCCTTGAGTGCGCCCATAGTAACGCCCATCTCTTTTGCGACTGCTTGCAAAACAGGTGTCATTCCTGAGTTTAATAATGAATTAAACGTCTGAGCTTGAACAGCGCCACGTCCAAAATCCTGAGAGAGCTGCGTTATAGCATTGTCCACCATAGCACTAGTGCCGCCGAACGCTAGAATAGCGTCATTTATAGCCTTAAACGCCTGTTCTCCAGCAACCATTGAACCAGAAACAGCGACAAGACGTTGCACACCTCTTACAGCTTCGTCAAGAGATGTAGGTAGCCCTTTAATATCAGCTTCAAGCTGTTTCATCGATGCGGAGACTTGCTCGCCAGATTGTCCCATTGCTCGGAATACACGAGCAGCGTTATTTAGCGTGTCTACACGCCTTACAGCTCCACCAATTGAGCTTGAGACAAGTCCTATAGCTTTATCTAAAAGCAGCATTGAGGTGGCGGCACTCGCGCCTACAGCAAGACCTTTTTCTAAATTGGAGCCGTCTTTCTTAAGACCGTCAAGCTTTGATTTCACAGAACCAATATCAGCATCTAGCTTGTCTAAAGCTAGTCTAACGTCATATGAAATCTCGCCAACGTTACTCATCAAATGCTATCTCTGACCTCTTCTTCAAATCTTTCTCTAACGCGCTAAAACCTTCTTTGGAAAATGCACCAGCAGTCGCATAATAAGTTGCTGATTGATTTTTAGCAGTCATTTGATTATGTACAGCGTCTGCGGCATCAATTAGCATCAAAGCCTCGTCTAAAGTAAACGGAACGAGAACTTTCTCAAAACTGTCACCATTCTTCTCGAATGATTCAATATATCCACGCTTCACTGCCTCGACAGCACCCCAGCCAAGATATACACCCAATTTAGCAATAATCCACATCTCAGGTGCGACTTTCGCTCCAGTAGCTTGTCGTGTGGTGCGTTCCTTGTATCGCTGCTCAACTCGAGCTTTCTCTTCAGCCGTGAGCAAGTCTTTTAAGTTGACTACTGCCACTATTTACGCCTACTTTCTCTGCTAGAAAAAATGTCATTAAACAAATCCTGAATAGCTAAACTAGATAAGCTACCAAGCATTTCCATTGCTTTTTTGGAATCATCAAAACAGCCAGCATAAATCTCAATCTCTTTTTCTGCAAGCTCTTCACGTTCCGCCAAAAGCTTGTTCCCGCGATCTATTTTCTCAACAACACTCTTGTCATCGTCTTTGATTTTTGACCTGTCAATCTTTTGAATTTCTGCTTGTAGTGCCATTAGTTCATTTATGGCTTTGACAGATAATCGTGTAATCTTATTAATCTCTAAACTTTCATTCGATCCTAACGGACGTACTTTTAATACTCCGTATGGTTCACCGAAATCAACTTCTTTATAGCCTTGATATTTTGATAGATTTAATTTAATTGTCATATTATTTACCCTTTCATCTTATAATTTTGAGCTTTTATCGTGAGCATAGGGACTTTTCGGGCAGGATGTGGTAATGTATAATTATTAAATTAAATTTCAATGAGGAATGTATAAATGGACGAAAAAATTATTAAAAAGCTGTCGCAAGAGGACGCCGACAAGCTACATTCATTAAGAAAGCAGCTCGACAACGGAACGCTCGACCAAAAAACTTATAACAAGAGATATAAGAAACTCTCACAAGATTTAAACTGGAAATATCAGCCTAAAGGTGTAAAAATGATACCTAAAATTATCGGTCTTGCGCTTCTGGCTATGCTCATAGCAGGTGCTTTAATGCAAGCTCTAGACTCCCAGTCTGGGAAAATAACAGGCACGGCTTCCGCGCTCGCAGAACAATACGACGTCGCTAATATGGTTACTAATTTCGAGCTAACAAACTCATCAGACAAAGACATGAATGCAACATGTAGAATCACTCTACAGCCATCAGATAAAACAAATTCTACAGTCACTAAAGAATATTCATTTGATAAAGTCCCGGCAAATTCTACAAAAAAATATCAAGTAGTTATTCCACGAGTTCATTTCAATGCTGCATATGTGGTTGAAAAAGATACAAAACTAGATTGTCGCAAGAAATATTAGATAACAAAATACCGCTCAAACGAGCGGTATTCTTATTCACAGTTAGCTTACGCTTCAAGCGGTTTCACTGTCTGAGTTTGAGGGTCGTACTTGCCCTTCTTATCTTTCAGACCTGGTCCATAGCGGAAGAAGCCCTTGGCTGTGCGGTTCATCTGGAAGGTTAATTCTAGAGTTGAATCGTCTCCGCTGGCTGAGAATGTAGTATCGAAGCTGTCTGGTAGCGTTACACTATATACGTGAACGTCAAAGTCGTCATTAGCTTCACAGACTGGGTGAATGTGCAATGGAACTGTAGTCGCAGAACTTGCACAAGCTCCAGCACCCCAAGTCACGCTTCCAACTGTCTGTTTTGCGCCTGACGCTGCCTCGTATAGTCCAGCGTAAACAGCCTTCACACTTTCTGGTCCGGCCAAGTAAAGAGTAAGTGTTACTTCTGACGTGTCAGCTCGACCGCTTGGACGACGAATAGTACCGCCTTGAGTTTCAGTTTCTGTCGTGCCGCCTTCATATTTAACGGCGATATCTCCCAACATGTCCTGTGGGATTACTAGCTGACCTAGATAGACTTCTTTTGGTCCATTCTGCTTTGCTAGTGCTTTTTTGAACTCTTCTACGTTCATATTTCCTCCTTTTAGTTAACTCTTGCAAGCCCCGTTATTGCGTAAATCATTCTACCTTGAGTATCTCTTTCGACAGACGTTGGTGTTGATATTGATTCGAAAACCACACAATCAAAACCTTCGTCTGTGTAACTGGTCCCAGGTAGAGATACACTCACGCCGAGCTTATTAGATAGAAATTCAGATATTCTAGCGAGTCGCTCGTATCCGTCTAAATCATCTGTCCCCCGTGAATAGAGTTCGAATGAATATGTAGGACGAACGCCTCTCGACTGGTTGCCGCCTATATCAGAGATATAAACGCCTTTCCTGTCGAGAGTGAGCTTATTCCAGAATAAATCTCTATCAATTTCTCCAAAGTTGTTGTTTTCTAGATATTTCAAAAGCGACAGTGAAAATACCTTCATCGAAGACCTCCCTTAAAATCAATTTGTTTCTTCACGCTCTCGCCTGCTTTTTCTAGATAATTCAACGTTTGTGGGTTCTTTTTGTTTTCATAGTGGCGACGCTTTGCGTATGGAACATCACCGCCACCGAATACAACACTTGTAGTATCACCATTATCGACAAGTCGTACGCTCTGTTTTAGCGCTCCAGTATCAACTGGTGCTAGCATTTGCGCTCGTGACATTATAGCCTGAGCAATACCCTTTCTCTTGTTTTTAGCGTTCACTGCTTGAATTTTCTGCCAAGCATCAATATTATTCTTGAGCTTCACTATAGCCTCCATAGTCTGCGCGCTCCAGAGTCAGAGTGTAATGCTCTAATGTGTCAGTATCAAAATTCATGCCAGCAGTTGCGCCTACAATTTGATAAGAAACTCCGTTGACTTTAACACCATGACCTACAAACATATTAGTGTCTGTAAAGTCTATAAAATCGACAGGCTTAACATGCAGTGTCGCGGTCGAATCAGTTACTTGAATGTTGTTTGATGTCGTAACCCCACTACGCTGCTTAAAGACGCCAGACAAGCCCGTGTGGTGTCTTACAAGGTCGCCACGCACCGTTCCTTTGGTAATCTCCAAGAAAATGTAAGGAGTTTGCTTAAATACATCGAATACGGTCATTTCTTATCTCTCCTGAACGTAATGTGATTTGACTACATTGACTGTATTTATCAAGTATTGACTTATAGCTCTCAATAATCCTGTCTAACTCGCTCGTCTTATCATAAGTAATACTGAAGTCTTCGACCTTTTTAGAAGTAATCTTGTCGCCTCCCGCAAGTTTTACAGCAAATAATTCAGATATAACTTGAGCTAGTTCCCCAGGAATCACTTTCAAACCAAATCCACCATGAACAGTTATTACGTCAGTATGTCTTGTGGGCTTATTCAGCACTATATTGTCGCAAAGCTGACTAGCGTTATCTCCTAGATAAGTAGCAAAGTCGACCGAGTTAGAGTTCACTTTAACAGATTTAACTTCAGAACAAAGACCAATAAACACAGACCTCATCCCGTCTCTACCTTGAAAAGTTCGCTCTTCTTCTATATAGCCGACTTTGCTACAAATCAACGCTTCAAGCTTACTGATAGCTATTCGCAATAGGTTATCAAAGTTGTCGCTTTCAAATGAAGTTAGGGAGCGCTGTAAATAGCTCTCAACTTGTTGTTCAGTCAAATTGTATTGCATATCTCAACGCTCCCCTTTCATTAAGCTTTCTTCAAACCGATTGCTGATTTCAAGCCAGACAGGCCACCACCGATGTAAAGCTCTTGCAAGAACTCTTCCTCGTTGGTTTCAAGCTTAAAGTTAGTGAAGGCTTCTACAGAAGTATCACCAACCGTCTTGTACGCACCAAGCACGACAACGTATGCGTCGTAATCTGGGTCAGTTGCGTCAGTAAACCATGTTGGCTCAATAATAGTAGCTGTGTCTAATACATCCTCAGCCTTTGCGCCAATCTGGAACAGATATTTACCGTCAGCGCCCTTTTCAAAGCGTGCGCTTGTTGCAAAGCCTTTCTTAGCGATAAGAACAATCTCACCGTCAGTGCGGATCATGTCCTTAGCTCGTGCTACAGCTTCAGCACGACTCATACCTGCTGCGATAGTCAATTCATCACCGAAGGTATTCTTTGCCTTAACGTCTGACTTAATAGAAGTGAATGACGTAATCTTGCGCTTGTCGTTAGTTTCACGACCGTCACCGATAACAGCAGCACGCTCAACTTCGCGAATAATTCGAGTAGGCAATTCGTTCAGAACGTATTTCATCAATGCGCCCGTTGATTTATTTTCACGAATAGTCTGCTTGTCGAGTACCAAGTACTTGTAAATCACACCAGCGCGGATTGTACGGCTTTCAAAGTCAATGACCTGCTGGTCTTTCTTTTCGCCCTTCTTGTGTCCGCCTGCACGGCTAGTATCAGCTTCGACGTCAGCTTTGTCCCAGGTAACCTTAAAGACATCCAAACCAGTCTTGTTCAATTTGCTGAAGATTTCACCTGATGTTACAGCGTCTTCAATAGCAGAAACAACAGGCTCTGGCAATTTGAAAAACTCTTTGTCAGTCAAGTTATTCTTAACCAAAACATCTTGCCAAGCGCTCTTAACGTCGTTAAAAGTACGACCAGCGTTTGCCATCAAAACTTGTGTAAAGTCTCGTACTGACGCTTGAGTCTTTAGATAATCATTAACAGTAGGTGCTGTTGTAACCTCTGCTTGTTCTTTTGGCTCGATAATTTGAGCCTTTGCGATTTCCTCGTTCATTTCGTTCTCCTCTTCTTTACCTGATTTATCTTCTACTGGCGTCTCAGGTGTATCGTCAGCAGGTTCTTCGGTCGTTTCCTCCGCGACCTTCTCGCTTTTTACTCGTGTAGCGATTGCCATAGCTGGTGCCAAGCAAGCGTCTTTCACGACTGAGGTATAGCTAGCGGCAGCTTTCATAGCGTCAGACAAGCTTGTTTTCGCTTCTACTGCTTCGGTTGCGAATCCAAGCTCCACAGCTTCAGCGGCAGTCATCCATGTTTCAGCAGCCAGTAACTCTTCTATCTTTTCTTCAGATAGTCCTGTTCGGCTTGCATAAACTGGAATCATACTCTCGCAAGTCTTCTCTAACATTTCTACGGCTCGACCTAGCTCGTCTGCATTTCCAGCTGCGATTGTCCACGGCTTGTGAACCATCATCATTGCACCAGGTAGCATAACGATTTCGTCGCCAGCCATTGCTATGAGAGACGCTATAGACGCGGCTAGCCCATCGACCTTCACTACAACACGTCCGTTATATTCACGGAGCATATTGTAAATCGATACACCAGCGAATACATCACCCCCAGGACTGTTAATCCTCACTGTAATGTCGCCTGTACGCGCAGCTAATTCCTCTTTGAAAAGTTTTGGCGTAACGTCGTCCTCGAGCCAACTCTCACTAGCAATAGTGCCGTTGATAATTAACTCGTTTGAGGCTTCAGCTTTCGCCCACTTCCAGAATTTATCCATTAGCGTTCCTTTTTAAGGTTATTATTCGGCGCTCAAATGAGCATTGCCTTAATTTCATTCTGAGGTGCTATCGTGAGTGCGTGGTGGCTTCTCATCTTCACTGAAGACAAGCTGTTTTATCTTGTCAGAGCAGTCAGTCGCGAATAGAACTTTAATATTCAATTTCGCTTTACATTTAGAGTTTGGACAGATTAAGCCCTGTATAGCAGTAGAAGTAACTGCTTCAAACAAATATCTACCACAATACTTACAATTTATCTTTATCATTGCTTAATCCTGAATTTTGGGCGACCACCACAGTTGGGATGAATAGGACTGCCGATATTTTCTTCGTAATCGTTAATCCATGTGCCGCTGTCTGTTTCTATTGCTTCATTAAGCTTTATCATCGGTTGAGCAACAGGCTTCCAGACTCCTTCCAACGCCCGACATTCTGGGCAATGTGCGCCGACTGGATGATTTATAGTTTTCTCAATCTCTGCTCCCGTTTCAGCCTCAAGCTGCTTCATAGCTTCTACATCTCCAACGCTTTCAGAGCGCTGTATTTCAGTACGAGCCAATCGAGCAACCCTGTATTCGTCAGTATTCATAATGTCTCTCAGCAAGTCTCTCGTCTGACTTTCACTTAAATTATCAAGTCGTGATCGCTCTAGCGTATCGTTGATGACTTTTTTAGTTTCATCATCATATGATTTAGCTACTCGTGTAAGATGTGAACGGTAATCCGCTCTAGCAGTATCAGATAGAACAAACTCGTCAGTGCTTTCAGTGTCTAGTCCTGCGCTCTTAACCATGTCTAAGCCTTTTTTGTATTGATCTGTACCGCTAGAGATAAGTAATAGAGTGATTAACGCTAATGAGTCTTCTATGAAACGCTCCAGCTTGTCATCTTCAGCTTCGTTTTGAATTCCTAATTCTTGAATGGCTTCATCAACACGGCTCTGCATAAAACTCTTTGCGATATTATACAGTTTGTCGTACTCAGAGGCTTCGGCTTTAAGCGCACCTACTGTGCGTGGGTCTGGAGCTTTCTCTACTTCTCCGCCCTCATCAACTTGGGGCTTGTCGTTTTCTATCTCAGTATTGTTATTCTCGCCTAGTTTAAGCAGCTTGTAGTTTTGAGGTAGTTTGAGTGCGTCAATGACTGAATCTAATTCGTAACCTTTGTCAACCAATTTTAAGATGGTATCTGTGTTAGTCGCCATCACTTCTGCTTCAACCTTTTTACGGTCAGCAATCTCTGGGATTTCATAATCAAAAGTAATAGCAACACCGATACCGCCAGTAATCCTATTGAGTTCATGTGTTAAACGAGAGTAAATCCTAAGTGCTCGTGGATAAACAACACGCTTAGCAAATCCGCGTTCAGAAACGTCAGCGTTTGAGTACTTAGCCTGGTCGTCAACTCCCTTAATAATCTGACTAACACCATAAGCCATGTCAATTCGCTTATTCGCCTGTTCAAACACAGCTGCAAAATCAATATCTTTTTGAGATTGCGCATACGGTATCCATTGAATCTGTGCTTCAGCAGGCTTGTTTGTTGTTGGGTCGATTGGACGGTGAGAGTACGTAACGTTACCATTTTTACCAGCGCCTCGGTGTCGAGATTCCAACAGGTCAACCATATCGTTATATTCACGAGCAGTACGAGCCGCAATGACAAACATACCAGCAGGAATTGCGTTATTCTCGAAGAAACCACGTTGGAAGTCGGCAATATAATCGTCTAGTGTAATCCACTGAGTGGCGGCTTCTGTTGGTGAGTACCCAGCGTATAAGTTACTTGGGTCAACACCTCCAGAGATTACAATAACTTGATCTTCAGTAAAAGTCTCAGCCCCTACTTGATAGTAGGTCTTGTTATCGCGACGTGTAATACTTGGATGCTCTAAGAACGTGAATCCAGCAATGTTCTGACCTTTGAATCCATAATTCGTAGTCTTTACAGCGCTACCGTTCTCTTTCGCCCAAACTAGAATAAATGTATTACGATTTACTAAAGTAGAAACAATAAGCTTCTCACTGAATGACACGAAATCATCTGCTTGATTAGGATGATAAAGAGCGTTAAGAATTGGATTATTCTGTATAGTTTTGCCGTTTGAGTCGATGACTTTTGGCATGATAGTAATAAACTCGTTAGCAATCGCTTGGATATTTGGATAGGCAGAATCATATTTACTTGCACAATAATGACTGTACCAATCCCTTGTATTAAAATTAGCTAATGAAGAAATGCCCTCAACCTTTACTTGAGATTTTGGCTTAAAAAGTGACAATAAATTCATAATACTATTATCGTTACCTATCGTACGCCACCGTACTCTATCTGTGGGATAAACATCTCGGTAAGCCTATACCTAGCGGCATCTAGGGCGTGGTCATCACCGTCTTGTGGTACGTTCAGACTTTTGCCTGACCGATCAGTTGCCCACATATATCTTAAGTATTCTCTCTGTAGGCTGGTTGAATTCTTTGTGTATTTAATATTAAGCTCACTCATCTTATTCACACTCCACTGCCTGTAAGTCTGTTTTATATCACCACTAGTCTTAGTCACTCCTTTAACCGTACATCCCAACTCTACAAGCTCAGCAATGTCTTTAGGTGCAGCACTATCCGCAATTCCTAATACACCAGCTAATCCTTCTCTATGGATAACCTCTGAGATATCCTTATTAAATAAACCTGTACTGTAAAGTTTCTCATCAAGAATATATCCGTCAGCTTCTCGATAAACACAAACAAGTGCTGTCGGGTCGTTTGTAAATCCGAAATCTAATCCATAACCTATTAGTTCAGCGTGCTCAGGTATCTCGTTGATAGATTGCCAGCCGTGAAATACTAGTCCTTCCAATTCACCAATTTGACCTTCTCCGTAAACTTTCCACCAGTTCTTGTTAGAGCGACGCCTTTCGATTGTGGCAATAATACTGTCTTCAAGCGCTTCATTGTCTTTATAGGTTACGATAACGAAATCAACATCATCACGTCCTACTAGTTCGTGCGCCCAATATTCAGCCGTCGGGTTGTAATCAAGATAAATAAACTCACGCGTACGAACCTCTAGCTGATTGAATGCATCTTCTCTGATTAAGTTAGCCTCATTAATAAATAGGACATCTCGTCTAGGACCTCTGGCTTTATCATCGTCAAGGGATACGAACTCAAACATCGTCCCGTTAAATAACGTAAAAGTGTAATCTGATTTGTTCTCTTTGATTCTGTAGTACTGCCAATAATTATTAGCCGTGAGTATATTCTTGAAGTCTCGCAATGCGCCTCGTTTAAGATGGGGTAGGTTGATACTTGCGATGGTTATTATCTTGTCTGGATTCTTCGTAGCGTATTCAAGCAAAATTAAAAGTATAGCTATTGTCTTACCGGCACTAGTACCACCTTGAACAATACGAATACGTTTGTTAAGCCGCTTTATCTTATAGTAAGTAGAGGTCTTGCCAAACACATCAGTCTTTCTTTGACAAATCCTCTAGTGGCTTTGGCGCTTCAATATTAGTCTGCTCAATGGTTTGCTTTGGAGTGCCGTAAACCTGATTAATCATCGATTCAATCTCTTTCCACTGAGCATTCTTTATGGCTATGGCTAGTTTACGTTCAAATAGGCTTTTATTTGGGTCTTCATAGATTTTCTCCAACTCCTGCTCTGTAAGCTTAATCATCTGCTCAAGTTTATATCGTGCAGTTTCTGTTTTCTTCCAGGCGCCATTATGACGACGTTCTGGGTGCGCTTCAAATCCAGGTGGCGTTGGAACTCCATTCCTACCAAACGAAGGCTTGCGTTGCTTTCTAGGGGCTTCTGTCATTTTATTACCTCCACTAAAATTATTGTTAAACCTATTGCCGAAATCGGCTTCAACAAATAGCTAAACTCAGCCATTGATAACGCCCACATCAATACTGTCGTCCACACACCAGTACAAACCATGCACTCTAAGACACGCGTCTTCTTCAGCAGTACCGAGCGTAATTTGCTAAACACATCAAACGGACCTGACGTAGCAGTTAATAAATAAGCAAGAGCAAATCCAGCTAAAACTATCATTCTTTATCTCCTGGTAATTTGCCTAATAGGTAGGCTTTATTATCAATAACGCAAAAAGGTTGTGGTAACTTCCAGACAGCCGCTTCTTTATAAAAACTTTCACTGAGAGGAGTTCGGATGACTTGAACTACATATCCATTATTCATAGCGTATTCTTCAAGGCGTTCCATCTGTGCTTTGTAATGACCGCAACTTGCACATTCTTTTTGATAGACTTTAATAACTTTTGTCTTCATCGCACAAACCTCACTTTTCTATTAGTTAAATCAGGTAATCCTCTTGCTTTTTGAATAGCTAAATCGTATTTATTCGCCCTTTCGAAGACTTCCTGGATAGTTATTTTCTTTCGTTCCATTAGAAACCTACGAAAAGGAGAGAAACTGCGACTGTATGAAGTTCTGTCGTAGACAAACCAGCGATGAAATACATACACACATTCTCTATCGCATACATAAATAGCTTCATGACTGTAGAATATGACTGTTAAATTAGATACTTCGCGTATCGGTATATAGTCTATTCTTCTAGTCACTTTCGCCACCTAGTAACTCCCAATTGTTAAAGAAATAAAAAAACACGGAGCAAGTAGTTCCGTGTTAATTTAATTATATTATTATATAGACAGATTGTCTATAGCCTACTGTAGCATATCCATCTGTACAGCTTTTTCTATCTTCTACGGCTTTCGCAAGCAACTCCGTCGCCGTCTCTGTCTAAATCTGGCGAATATCCAGGTTCACCACGACGCATGTTGCTATATCCAGCGGCGCGTGCCTCTTTACAGCTGCTAAAACTTACATCACTAGGTTGAGTTTGTTGCGGAGCAGGAGCGGCAGGCGCAGTTTGCTGTGTTGCTGATTTTTCTGTATTGCCAGAGCAGGTGTTTGGCGACCACAAGCCCTTATTTTCTTCACGAGCTAATCTCTGCGCCTCTCTAAATTGAGACTGCCACCTATGAGGATTAGAATTATACGTATATTCATGACCGTAACCTTCGCGAATCATCGTATAAGCTACGTTCGTGCCGTCTTCGAGATAAATATAGAATAAATCTCGTCCGTATTTGTCTTTGCTGCTTTGAGTAGGATCTGCAACTAAGTAAACCGTTTTACCGGCAACCAAATCATTCATTTTTTGAGATGCTTCTCTACCGAAACACTGAACAGGCTTGCGTGGATGCTTCGTTTCAGGTGTATCAAGCCCGACAAGACGAATTTTGGCGTGGTTCGACGTACGGATCGTATCGCCATCTATGACCTCTGTTACAGTATCTTTTTCACCTTGCTGAAAATTCGCGTCTTGAGCTAATGCTGGATTAAATTTTGGAGCTTCTGGCTGTTTTTCTGGTTGTTTTTGTTGCGGCTGTTCGTTTTTAGCGGACTGAGTGTTGGCGGATTGCTTTTCTGCTTCGCGAACCTGAGTTAATATAGGGCTTCCTATGCTGAATAAAGCGACGACAAGACATAAAGATATAATGCGAGAGATTTTGGATATTTTCTTCCACTTAAAAATGGTAATTCCGAGTAATATGATACTAGCGAGCATTAACGTCGTAGCTACTGCCTCTTTTAGTCCGCTCGAGATCCAATATAGAAATATAAGGATTGTTGCGACAATGAACCATGTAGGTGCCAGTTTTCTCCAGTCTGGTCTATTATCGTTTGTATTTTTATTGATAGGTTCCAGTGATTTCATATTATGAATTATAGAAGTAATTTGATATAATACAAGTAATAAGTTGCATTTATTACACTTCCTTCCCGCCCTTGTAGCATTTTGAATAGCCCCACTCGCCACCAAGCGATTTACAACGAGCTTCGATGTTCCTACTGTGTTCAGTGTCTTGCAATAGCCAAGAAATAACCAGAGACCCCACAGCAATTGTTAAAATCATCATTATGAAAACGGCTACATTGCTCCAGTCAATTTTAGACTTCATTTTCTTCATAGATATCTCCCGTCGCTATAATGTTTTCCACTCTTTATATATTCAACAATCTTGCCTAGGATTTCTTCTAGGTTATCACCAGTAACTTGCACGTAATCAGTATAGTCCACATCTTCATCGTCTGTCGTAGAAAATCTAGCCCAGTATTCAATTTTTCCATCAAGCGTAACACTCCACGAAATGAAAAAATCAGGATTATTATATTTTTTAGTTTTAAGGTGTTCTTCTATAAAAGCTAAGTCTTTCATTTCTTATGCTCCTCCTCATACTCGCTAATCAAATCCATAATACTTTCGACAGAATCGCTCTTTATGCAGCTAGCTTCTTTATAAAAATCGTCTGGGTCAACTTGTTTATGCTCGTACATCAGGGTTAAATCGCCAATCTTATAAGATAGATTGTCTATAACAATCTTGATGCAAGTCATTAAAACTTCGTCTGTCATTATTCCTCCTCCAACAGTTCAGAGTCTTCGTGGATATTGCCAACAACCTCTAGGTTTGCCAGTTCAAAGAGAGCCTCAGTTACGCCTGCACATTCGCCTACAAATCCACCATCAGCAAACTTAACCACCCAGTACTCGATAGGCTCACCAGTATCGTCTATAAGGATGTCGCCTTCATAAATATTTACACCGTTCTTGTCTTTCAAGCCTGTATATTGCTCAATAACAATCTCGTCTGCCTCAACAAGTTTTCGGTCATAAAAAGGCTCATCTATAAGAACGGCTGTATAAACTCCATTCCCATCAAATCGTAATGATTCAACCTGACACATTTGTTTATATGGCTTGTACCAAGCCCTAATTTTTAGTTCACGCATTATAACACGTCCTCAGCCTTGATAATTTCTGCATCACTGATATCGTCATCAAACAATTCTAATGCTTCCCAGACGGTATAATCCTGAATCTCATCGAAATCGATGCTTGCAACATTCGGTTCCTCTTTAATATATTTATCAGCGGCTTCCTCTGCCTCTTTATAACTATCAGCTTCAACAAAGATGCTTCCTTTAACGGTTTGTAGAATATCGACTTTATAAATCATTGCCATTTCCTTTCTCTAGTAATTTAGTTGACATTCGTTATTTAATTACCAATCACAAAAGAGCTCCTCTCCTTTTCTTTGATTTGGTCGTTTCGGCATGATTTCATCAACATCATCTCTAATTATTAAATCTACTCCGTATGAATAGTAGCCGTTCTGCTCGCTACGTGCCTGAGCCCATTTCGGTATACCGTGTATATCTTTAATGCTGAACCCGTCATCTCCAATTTTTATGGCTTCTGCAAACTCTTTGGCGGTCATTGTCGGAAACTCATCTCCTACAAGAAACTGTTCAAAGTCAAGATAGTTAATTTCGCAACAACGCTGGTCGTGGTCGCTCTCGAGTATAAGACCGTTGTCAAACTTTAAGTATCCTTCTTCAGATTCTATTACTTTCATTTCGCCTCCTTATTGCCTTTACGCAAATTACAATTTCTATGTGCTAATTGGCAGTTCTCAACCGCAGAACTGGTGGCTATATAAGCTGATGATTTGACGAGATGCGGCTCTGGATGAACCAGCTTATCCGCACGAACTCGTATAGTCACATCTTCACTGCTCAAGTTGCAAAGTCAGCAGTTACTTTTCTAGCTCTAATTACGGAACTTCGCGAGCTGCAACGCAAGGCTTAGTTTCAGGCTTTCGAGCCACTTATATAGCCAGTTGATAGCACCAAATAATAGTCTTTAGTATGTAGATATCTAAGTCTCGATGAAAGTAAAATGTACGTTGGTGCTACCAGTTGAACAGACGACTCGGGTGGGCAAAATAGTCATCTGTCCAGTTCTACGGTTGAATTGTTAATGTTCTACTGGGTACAATTTGTACCCGATTGCCCAGTTTATTGACATATGGCAGGTCCTTGATTGACAACCTATTCTGCTTTCGCCTGCCCTCTGTGTCCTGGCTTAAAGTCTACATAGTGCTTATAAATAACATCCTGCCACTTATCGTATACTTCACGGCTAGCTATAAACATATCGCCAGTATCGTTATTCACCCGCAAATCTCCATCAGCCACCATTTTATTTATTTCTAAAATCTCATCTGGTGATATCTTTTCAAGGTCTAACTTTAGCCTCATCGGCACTGCTGAGTTTTTCAGTAAGTAATCCAGGTATACTAGTAATTTTGCCGACATTATTCTTCTCCTAATTTTTTAATCAATTTATGGACACCTCTTCCTGAGCCGATGCCTTTGCCTGACCACCAGCCTTTATATGGGTATAATTTTGCGATATGGTTCTTTCTGTCGTTTGCCTTGTAAATGTATATTGCTTTTTCCCCAACATCCCAAGCTACAGCATATCTAGCCTCTATGAGTAAGTCGGTTGCGTATTGTACACGGCTTGGTTCAAGAGATTTTCGACGCTCTTTACGCTCTTTCTTCATAGTGTCAAACACTGCTCTTAATTCACCCACTACTATTTCTCCTTTATTCCAAAATACTTTAACCAATCTTCTCGATTTTCTCTGATAGATTTTCGAGAGTCTTCTTCGGTTGCATAGCGTATGGTTTCACCAGAATCGTCATAGTCAGTATCGTATGAGTATAGTTCTTTGTCCTTGTAATTGTAGTAGACTACCCATCCACCTCTAGAATCCTCAAAATCTGGCTTAAATGTTGACGTTCGGCGTAGCCTGACTTCGGCTAGTTCACGGTCTCTGGCTTTTTCACATTCTTCTTTAGTTTTGTATACATTACCTGATTCGTAACGGTCTCTATCAAATTCGTCGTCTCCCCAGACTTGAGAATAAACACCCGTATTGCCTGACGCCCAATACCTATCACCATTTTTAGGCTTCCAGTGAATACTGTCTGTCGGCTCTTCGATTTCCTCGAACCACTCTGTGAGAATGTTTGGAAACTTTTTCAGGGTAGTTTCGTGATAAATCATTATTATCAAGCCCGTTTCTGTGGTCTCTTGGTTTTCTGGAGTACCAGCAATAAGATTTCCCGTTTTAGAGATATATGCCAACTGTCCAGCTTTGAATGTCGGTAATTCTTTTAGAAGTCTATACCGCTTCATATCTCTCCTTAAAATAGCTCCAATTGCGTGGCGTAAATTGCACGGCTAGCTAATATCTGATTTATGCGGTGAATTGTTCGCTCGCTCTCGTTCAGGTCGTTCAATGCACCTTCTTTCATCTCCAGTAAGTCTACCGTGTCGACTTCATCTAATGATTGATAGTCGTCCTCGTAGTAAGGTTTTACTTCTTTTTCCATTTCTTTTCCTCCTTCATCCACTCTTCATCTTGCTTGGCTATTTCGTGTTCTGATATTGCTACGAAAATCAGAATTAGTGCTACAAATAGTATCCAAATTAGTATGTACATGCTTTTCTCTCAATTTCTATCATAAGTTTCTCTATTTCATCGTCTGTTATAGCACCCCTAAAGATATTTTTTATAAATGACTTTACTCTTTCGTTGATAAGTTTTTTTCCTAAATCATCAATAGCCTCTAGTATAGCGAGAAAAGTATCTAAATCGTTAGGGTCTAGATTGACGGAAGTGTTAGTTTTGTGATGACCGTTTTCACTAAATATCTTAATATTTACTTCTGCTACTGGTTTTTTCATGATTTATTCCTCCTCGTACTCCTCCACAGAAAGAGTGATTATCTTATAACCTTTTTCTTCTAACTGTTTTTTGGACACCTTTCCAGACTTCCGCCATCGTATTTTCTTTTTTAGTGCTTGTAGAAACATATCCAAATGATTCGTCATTCTTATAATTAACTGTCACGATTAGTTTCATAACTTGTCCTTCCAATCTTTAATTAAAATTTCCAGTTCTCCGTCAGTCCATTTGTAAGGCTTTTTCATACTTTCCAATAAATCAACGATATCTTCGCCGTAAGTTTTAAGCATGAATCTTGTGTAGCCAATCATATTTCCTTCATCGAATCGATTACATGATCTACATTGAGCGTGTACGTTTCGCTCATCATACCTGAGAGCCATCCATCTTCTGTTTATGAAGTGTCCAGCGTCTGCCTGTTCAAATGGCTTTCTCTGACCACACGAACAACAAACGAAGAATCCGTCTTCAGAATCTCTCATTCGTATATATTTTGAGAAGATCCTATCAGCTTTTTGAATTAGTTTTCGACTTGCCATCTACCCTCGCATTCTCCAAACTCTGACAAATCTACCATTCATCAAAGGTCTTTCACTTTTTCGCCAACCGACAGGTACAAAATCATCGCATCTGA